GGAAATGTAATATCTTTTGGTTCGTTACTATATCCTGGGATTGAAATGTAGTTTAAAGAAACGATAAAACCACTCCAAGCAACAACAACAAGTCTTACTACAACTGAGATAAAGGCTAGTTGTTCTTCTTTGTCCTCAATTGTTTCTTTGAGTTTTTTGAGTGGCCCTTTTTTAACTTCTTCTGTCATAACTAGGATTTATTAGTCATACTAGGCATAATTATAACTTAAAGCAATGCCAGAGGTTTATGGAGCGTTAATAGGAGCAGCAGCAACCGCTTTCCTTATGGTGTTGTCCAATATGAGTAACAGAAGAGAAAGAGATATTCGGGAATTATTTAATCGAATAAACCAGTTAGAAAAGGTAGTGAGTAGGATAGAAGGCCAAAATCGGTAATATTTGGTATGTTTGGAAAAGAACATACAAAATTATGTCTAAATTTTTAATTAACTTGCTTATCAAATTTGGTAGGTCTGAATCTGTACGTAAAGCTGCTCTAATTCTTTTAAAAGATTTAGCAGCAAAGTCAGACAATGATGTTGATGATGCAATCGTCAATATGATTGAAGAGAAATTATTTCCTGTAAAATGAGTATTAAAAAATTTCTCAACATTGATATAGAACCAGCACCCCCAGAAATGGAATTAGATGTTGAATTACGTTGTAGAGAAATAATGAAAAGCAATGATGTTATTAATATCAAAAGATATTGTACGCATCTTGTAAGGCATCAATTAGAACAAGATATTTTTATGGCTTCTTTGTTAGGTAGATTAGTAGAACTAGAAGCTGATCTTGTTGTTCAAGAAGTAAGAAAGACAAAACCTAGAAATCCTATAAAGAAATTCTTTCATATTCCCTAATTTCATCATCAGTAAAATCTTTTATCAATAATTTATCAATCTTGTCAATTTCATAATTAAATTTAAGAATTGCAGTTTTTATATGATCAGCAATCCATTCTCCATCTTTGTAAATAACTTGTGCTTTGCCATTTTCTTTTATAAAAACATAATGATCTTGTCCTCTTAATTGGATATCTAATAAATTTTTCTCTAAATTTTTACGTCTAATTTCTTTTAGTCGTCTTAATTTTAAAGAATCAGTCATTTTTCGTATGTGTCAGGTGGAGTTGATATCCAATGACGAACTCCATTAATAATTTTATAATAATACGTCCCATCAAAAACTATTCTTGATTCTTTTTGTTCTTGATGGAGTTTATAATTCTGGATAAAGCCCTGCCTTGTAAACGATTTTGAATAACTTGATTCCAATTTTCCTTATCTTTTTTAAGAGCTTCATTGTACTCTTTTTCGTCAATATTGTCTTGTAAAAATTTATAGACAACATCTCGAATCCAAGAAGTAGGTTTAACTTTTAATTGTTCTCTAATGTATTTATCAAAAAGTTCTCCTCTATTTATATCTATTAAAACATGGTAATATTTCTTGTTACCACGGGGATTTTTACCAACTTCGGCCATGAATATCTTTTTAAGATAATATTATCATATTCTCATTGTATTAACTTTTATTCTTCCAAGCCTTAATTAAACGCTCAAGTTCCTCAATTCTTTGTTTTGCGGCTTCGATTTTTTGTGATGTAGTCATAGATTTAGATTCTAATAATGTTATTTAATTAAATCCCTGGGGAGAGTGGCTGAAATTGTCCCATTCTCTAAAAACACGCTCCAGTACTTTAATTTGGTGTGGGACAAGGGTATGGGACAAGTAGAATTGTCTCACGTTCCAAAAACATTGGGACAATCTATCTTGTCTCATAGTGTTGTCCCATTGAAATGTATTGGTACGACTAAGATTCTTCTAATGGGACAGGATATGCAAACGCCCCGCGTGCGAGGACTGCTTTATAAGACTTATTAGAATCCTCATCTTCGATTACTTCAATAAGCCCTTTTTTAATTAATCTTTGGAACGATTTTCTTATGGCAGCATTTTTACCATCAACCATTGGATCGTGAATCATTTGATTTATGGTATAAGTTTCGGGATGTATTTTTCTTAACTTTTGAAGAACTTTATCTTGAACTGTTGTAGGAGATTCACTATCTGAGGAAACTTCAGGGGTGTAATCAGCAATAGCGAAGGTAAGGTCATCTTTCATTTTCATTATCATTTGAGTACCCATTCTTCCAGACCTAGATTTTTCGATAGTAATGAATCTGCTATTGCGACCTACTTGACTAATTTGTTCTTGAGTTGGTTTAGATAACTTCCAAGTTTCATCAACAGCATCTCTAATAGCTGAAGTTCCTCTAAATCCGCCATTCTTATTAGCATGATGGATTATAAGAATTGTTGTTCTAGGGAAAAGAACACCATTATTTCTGGTAAGCCAATATAAAGGTTGAGCAAAGTCTGATTTGTTTTCATCAAAGGCCCTACCACCACTACAACCAATAAGGGAATCTATAACGACTAATTTTGGTGCGTAAGTCTGCATCAATTTAATAAATTGTGCATATCTCTGTAATTGCCAATCAGTTTGAATTTTCACGTTGCTATCTACAGGGAAATTTACTTCTTCTAACTGTTCTTTTAGTTGTGATAGTGGTTGATCTCCATTCAATAGCAAAACATTACCTTGTTCCACGGGAACTTTGCTACCTCTAACTAGAAAAGGTTCTCCAGTAGCGATATGTTTTGCCATAGTCCAAGCACTCATGGATTTACCATCTCCACCTGCACCGTAAATAAGAACAACTGAAGGGGTAGGAAGAATGTCAGGTATCAAGTATTCCCTCTGAATGTCTAAAGCAAAAAGATCTGCTATATCTAAAATACCTTTTTGGCTTTCATATTGAATTTGATCGACAATAAGTTTTTCTAAAGATGACTGATCTCTATATCCTGCTTTCAATGCCAAAGTATTTAACTTGTAATTCATTTCAGCAGGGTTATCCAATTCAAGAATCGTTTTGGCACGTTTTATTACATCACCAAAATCAAGAGTTGATGTTCTAACCTCTTGAATTTTCTTTTCTTCAGCTTCTTTAACGATCTTTTTATTTTCAGCAGAGAATCTATGTCTCTCAGGGTCTTCACGATCAGCTAACCAGATAAGAGTACCTAATCCGATACCACCACTTTTGAATGAATACCAAGCAGTTGTGCATGGAGTGTCATAATCTCCTGCATCCTCCCATTCAGTAGCAAAGTCAGGATCTTGAGCAGACCAGAATGACCATAGAGACAATCCAAGTTCATTAGGTAAAGCAGAATGAATTGCCATTCCAACCCTTACCCAATGTTCTCTGCTACCTAATCCTTGATGAGAAATAACTGATAAACAATCATGGATGATTTGAGCTATTTCATCTTCTGTCCTATCGCTAAAATCTAAATCTTTTTTATTTTGTACTGGTTTTGGAGGAGCTTTCATCTCAGCTAACAACCAAGCAGGAGCAACAGGAATTTTTGAAAGATCGCCAGTTAATTTATAAAATCCCTCTTTTGAACTATGTCCACCTGGGTAAGCACCGAAGATAACACCCTGCCTTCTACCCCAAAGTATTTCATAATTACCACCTTCTTCTTTACGAAGCCCATGACCCTTTACTTCACCCCATAAAGTTTCTGGAACGCTAAAAACATACTTTGCGGCATCTTTTTTTGTAGAAGTAATTTTAGGAGCACCTACCAGAGTTTCAGACCATTTTCTTTTCAAGATGGAATGGTCTTTATCAATATCAAGGATTACGATACCTTTGCCTCTGATTCCTGTATAAAGTCCGACTGCTTGTAAGTCAGGATTCTTTTCAATAGCAAGTTCTACATCATGCTTATCAAAATCCCTTTCCCATGATTCTTCTAATGGATTTTTACCAGTAGCCTTTCGGCCTGATTTCATTACTGCATCTTTTTTATATATAGGTGCGTAAACGAGGTTCTCTGGGAGAGTCTTGACGAAACTAATAATTGTCATGTATCATTCTATTAGGATAAGTGAAAACCTCTGATTTCTGTTTTGTAATTGTACAGACTTCGGAGGTTTTTTCATTTTAGGCTATTTACAAACAAGGGTCAAGCTATTAGAATGAGATTGTGCAAAGATATTTTGCCCATTGATTAAAAACGCTATTTAACAATTTCACTCTTATGAAATTTTCAGCCACTTTTGAAGAAAAAGTCAAAAAAGCAGAAGAGCAAGGGGATCGTCCGCTTGTTTCTTCATATTTAAACCCATCAAAAGTAGACCCAAAAGAACCAGTTTCTTTCGCATTATTGGAAGAGGATCCCCTAATCTTTTGGAAAATCTACGGAGAATCTGTTCATGGAGAAAAAGGTAAATCATTTAGATTTATCCAGAAACCTTCTGAAGAAGAAATTCTTACTGAAATGGGTGGTTCTTATACCAGAGGAACAAAATTCCAAAGTACAGAACCAGCAGAAGCAAAAGAAACATATGTTTGGCCTATTTATGATTACAAGAACAAAATGGTTCGTATCTTAGAGGCAGACCAATATCAAATTCTTAGCAAGATTAGAAAGCTATCCTTAAACAGAAAGTATAAAAATCTAATGGCATGGGATTTATCTCTTTCATTAGATAGAGAAGGTGGTCGTTGGAACTACGATGTTCAAATAGAGCCACAAGATGAGGACGATCAACCAGAGTTGGAAGCAGCATGGGAGAAAGTTAAGTCAAAAGGTTTCGACCTGAAAAAACTTCTTACTTATGAAGACCCATTTGGGGGATAATAAAAGAGGGTAATCTTAAGGTTTTCTGCCAGTTCAACGACTGGCAGTTTTTTTTGTGTAAATATATTGTTGCGAAGGATTATAAAATGGGTTACAATGATGTCATATATATTATTTATCATGCCTGAAAATTCTGATCCATTTGCTTTATATAGAATTTCTGTTCAAATTACCAATTCACAGTATGAATTACTTATGAAGCATAAAAAACCTGGGACTTCTATTTCTGAATTAATAAGAAGAAGTATTGACACTTACTTTGCACCTGTAATGAAACAAGAATTAGTTGAACATCAGGATAACGTCACAGTATAAATGCAACGTCTTAGTTTTATAAACCTTGAAAGTTACATTCAAGAAAAAGGATTTATAGTTTTAGATCATTGTTATAAATGCGATAAAATCAGTTACAGATCTGAAGAAGAAGCAAAAATCATTGCAGCAGATATGCGAGCAAAAGGAAAAGGTCATTCGTACGTTTATGAATGTCCGAAAGGGAAAGGATGGCATTTAACTTCGATGAAACCTCAAAGTGACAACGTAATTAAATTTAGAAAAAAAGCCCATTCATTTAGAAATAAAAAAGGTTGGTAATATGAACATTCAAGATCATTGTTCAGATATTCCTGAAAAACCAACAGAGCGTAATGTCGGGGTTTTTTTACCTAAAAAATATAGAGAAAAAACTGCTCAGAGTCATAAACATTTTTTTTATAAGAAGTTTTTTAAAAAAATTCCTAATAAATATGTTTTAAAGTTTGATTCTTATTCAGATTTAGCAATTATTCAATATGCTTTAAGTTTTATTGAATCAGGAGAAGTTGAAACTAGATCTGATTTACCGATAGAAAATGTTTATAGAGTTAAAGAGGTTATAGATACACAATTAAGTGAATATTATAAACTAACTTTAAATACTTGGGTTTCAACTGCTGAAATGGCAGAATGTCTTGAAGTTACAGAAAAACAACTTTTAGAATGGAGAAAACAAGGTTATCGACCTTTAGACAAAAAGAAAAATAAAAAACTAGCTTTAAGAGAAGATATAACTTGGAGGTTAAAGAAAAATCATACTAGAACTTATGAGTGGGATGTTATTCAGACAGCTTTTTGTGATGATGTTTTTTGGAGTGGTAGAGCTTATTTTGATTAATTTATTGTACTTAACGAAATGAAATATTTAATTTACCCCTAATTTCTGGCAAATATATATTAAAAGATACGAAAAACTTATAACTTTTATTGTTAAACAACAGATCACAGTCATAGTAAGAAATTTAAGCGAAAAATTAGTTGCTATATTAAATTTACATTTAGTTCAATCACTATGATTAATTTAATGAAGCATATATTATTCTACCCAAATGTAGAAAGTATATTGCCTCGATCTTCAACAGAAGAAGCTCTTAAAAGAGTAGAAACTTATTTACCAAAAACTAAGTTAAAAAGTTTTGATAATTTAGTTTCAATATTTTGGGAATTTGTAACTGGAGAAATAGTAGAAGAGCATAAATTTAGATATTCTCATATATGGATAGATGCCTTAGTAATACTTGCAATTAGATTTAGACCTTTTTATTTTTACGATGAATAATGACAATCTTGCAATTCAGAAGGAAAACGGATACAGTTAGAAGAAATCCTTATAAACAGATGACTCTTGCCTTACCTATAGATACGGATAGGCAAAACTTATTAGCTGGATTACGCCATTCATCTTTGGTGCGTGATGACTCAGGAAAGCACCGAGTTTATCGTGATGAAGAAGAAAGAGAATACCATTCAGTAACATCAATACTTAAACATACTGCTCCTGCGGAACAAAAAGCAGCGTTAATGAATTGGGCAAAACGACCAGGTAATTTAGAACATAGAGACATGGCCTGTAATATTGGTACTGCGGTTCATTCATATTGCGAGAAAATATTAAAAAGAGCGTCTATACTAGCTATAAATTCAGCAAACAAACGCAATGGTTGGAAAATTTATGAAGATGGTTTGGCACGACCTAGTCAATCAATCACAACATGGGCATTACAAAACGCCATTCATGGTAAAAATAAAGTCGAGGAACAATGGGCGTGTAGTGAGTACACCCGAAATATACAACCTTTTTTAGAAGATATAAAAGCAATTCATCTTAGTGAATTTAATATAAACCATTCATCAGGATATGCTGGTCAATGTGACGCTTTAATAGATACAGAAAACCCTGACGGCCATTCAGAATTAACAATAGTAGATTTTAAAACATATGGAAAAGATACAGATAAACCAGAAAAATATTTACAAGATCATTTATTACAGATAGGTGCGTATAACGAGGGATTATATGAAAAAACTGGAGTTAGAGCAAAAAGAGGATTAATATGTATAATAAGAAAGAACGGATTACAGCTTCGTTGGGTAACAGCTATGGAGTTGATAGGTTGTGGTACGTTATTTAAAGAAAAGGTAGCAGAGTTTCAAGATATGGTAAAGAACGATCAATTAGTAGCAGCTTAATAAGGTTTAGAGAAATCTTGATGGGTAATCATAATCCATTGTCCTTTACCTGTTTTTTTTGAAGGAGCGATATATGTGAAACAATCTTTTGTCTGAGGATAATAAAAAACCTGTCCATCATAAGGATTTTTAGGAAAGTTAATCCATTTATCGTTAGGCATCTTGTCTTCCATGTTGTTTTTTAGCGACTTCGCTATTGATAGTTTGAGCTAGTATGTATGGTTCGTATTCCAAGTCTAGGTCAAGAGACTCTCTGGCATATTGAAAGTCATCAATATTACCAGAGAGATAATCGTTATCTAGTGCGGAACGTTTTATTTGATATTCGTAGTATTTACCTTTAGGCATAATCTTCTCTGTTCTCCTTTAGAGCTTCAGCTAAACTATCGTAACCTAAATCTTCAGCTAAATTTTCAATATCTTCAGCTTCTAATGGGTGGGTACAGATATTATCTAAAGACCTCGAATGAGCATCTTTAAATAAAGTAATTAAGTGAGTCATGTTTGGTTCGTTAGTCATTGTTTAGCTCCTATAGTTTTGAATGTTCGCCTTTTTCTATGAACCAATCAAATTTATTTATATCTTTTTGACAATTTTGACAGCGTAATGCTGACCAAGAAAGATGATAGATAGTTTTGATTGAGTTACACTCAGGGCATTTTATTACTGCACCTGAGTATCTTTTACACCTAGAGTAACGTGTCATTGGAACGAAATTAGGCATTAGTGATTCTCCTCATAAACTTTTTTTTCTTCTTCAGTTAAGCAATCGTAACGAAAAGTCCAGTTCCAAAAGAAGTGGAGCGTAGACACTCGATACACTTGTCTCCAATATCTACTTGTTTACATTGCATAGTCATTTTTTAATCTCCATGTAAGGGGAATCGAAATCGTCATAAAGGTAGGAGTTATCTTCCCACCATTCGACTATGTAATCAGAATCAAGATAGATAAAAGTGTGATCGAAGAGATCAGGATTCTGTCTCATGTAATCGTGATACCACTCTTGAAAGTATTCATGTAAGTCTTCATGTACTTTGTAGTGTTCAGCAATTTCCTTTGCATGATAGAAACAATAGAACTCAAAGTCTTGAGCATTTTGGAGCGTTTCTTTCTCCTGCATAACTTGATTTGGTAGCGGGTTATCTATCATTAATCGTCATCTCCTTCTACTTCTATTGATTTCATAAATTGAGAGGTAAAACTATCAAGTTTTTCTCTTACTTCATATCTAGGGAAAGGGATAAGGTCATCATCTTCTCCTATGTAATCAAAGTACTTATTGATATTAGAAATCAAATCAATAAGTGCAAGTTCGTTTTTAGTGTAAGACATAATTCGCTAGTGAAATTCTCAGTTGAAAGTTATTTTTTTAAGATAAGTGTTATTTAATAGAGCTCCGATCTTCCTGCGTAATTCATCATCTTTATCTGTTTTAGCTTTGTGATAATCACGAATTAAATCTTGATAAATTTCAGATTTAATTTCAGTTTTTTGTTGTTGAAGAATAGACTCTATAGGTTCTATATCGTACATTTCTTCAACTTTGTTAATCCACTTGTAAACTGTTTTATCACTTACACAATAATCAGCAGCAAGTTTAGAAGCTATCTTTGTTTTCTTTACATTGGAACGTAGCATCTCTGCTATCGCTTCAAATGCTTCATCTCTGGACTCAGTTATATTCATAATAAGTCCTCCTCTATCCATGTCTCTCCTTCTTTTAATACACCAAACATAATCATAATTTCATCATAAGTTTGTTTTCCTGATTGAGTCAGGCATTGATAATCCCAACCTAAATCAGTTAATTTATCAAGAAGTTTTTTTCCATTAATAGTCATCAGCTCATCTCCTCAAATCGTTTTTGTACTTCTGCTATAACAAAAGGTTCTAAGGCGTTGGGAAATTCTTCTTTAACTTGTTCGTATAAGTTTTCAAGAATTTCATCATTTACTGGGTGTGACATAATAACCTCCTACCAAGATGATTGATAATAGAAGCTATCGAAACATTTACCTGTTCCTGCCATTTTGTTTTGCCAATCCAAACAGGCTTGCATACGTTTTTTAGTGTATTCAAGATCATCAAAGTAATACTTGTCATATTCTTGAGAACCAAAGAAACAACCTTCTGTATTAGGTAGATTAGCTTCTGCTTTTGCTATTTTTGTTTTTGGGTCGGGTTCAGATAAAATGTTGTTAATTTCTTCAACTAATTCTTTTATCTTTTCATCACTAACGTAACTACGATCACAGTTATCGTTACCACCCTGAACGTTTTCAACGAACCAGTTGTGAATACAATTAACTTTTCTCCAATATGCAATAGGAATATTAATTGAATAATAATTCCAGTTAGTAAACTCTACTGGAGCGTTTTCAAAGCCAATAGACTCAAGAGCAGATTCAAAGTCAGGGTTAATTCCTACGTCAACCTTCCTGTCAGTAAAAGCTCTTGTTGAAAAAGTCCCCTCGAAATACATATCTAAACCCATTAGTTGCTACCTCCTGTTTTTTGTAGGTTTTTTTGAAAATTTCTATAGTTTTGGTTCATAAATTTAGGATAAGTGAACTCCTTAGAATATTAACATATAAATAATGCCATTAGCAAGCCTATGTGATATTATTAATATGTCAACACATAAATAATTATGAGTCTCATTAAGTCTTATCTACTTTCAATCGAAGAACTAGGTTGTAACCCTTACAAGTTGAATGAATTATCCTCTAAAGAATGGGATAATCTCATTACTAAAGCCTTAAAGTCAGATAAAAAGCTATATGAAACTTTAATTCTGACTAGATGTAAATTGAAACTAGAAAAAGGGATTACTTAAATCCTTTTTTCTTAGTTTTATAATATCGAAATACTAATTCAAAAGAATAAAGCATTTCATTTTGAAAGACGCATAATTGAGTTTCGAGCCTATGCTGTTCATCAATTATATCTTCATACCTTGGTAAGAAATCAGCTTTTATCGCTGAAATTTCACAAAGTTTTGATTGGATAGTACTTAGCTCATCAAATAAATCTTTATCGTTAGAAATAACTCGATTAGATAAATTAGATAACTTTGCTAAGTCTTTTCCTGCCTGAATCATTTCAGGGTCTTCTGGTTTATAATTCATAATTTTAGAAAAATAAAGAATAAAGAAAAGGAGAGCTTATTGCTCTCCAATTACCATATCTGCTGCTTTACTAGCATTAGCTAGTGATTTGAAAAGGATTTTTGGGTCGCTTTTCAGCATTGGACACCACGCTTCCAAATATGCAGCGTGGTTCATAGTATCTAAATTAGAAATCTGTAATCTATTACAAATTAGATAAGCTCCTAATTCAGCAACTAATTCCTCATTTGCATAGGTCAAGTCTTTTCTATTAAGTCTTGATTTATGTTTTGTTGAATGAACCGCTTCATGTGCGAAAGTCGCAAGATAAGACTCATCATTCTTGAAATTATATCTTTTTGGAATGACTATCTCATCACTTGACTCTCTGTAATAAGCTCTATCTCCACCTTTTACTAAAGTATTAATTTGCTTTTCCCATTGGAATAATCTGTCGTGAGCTTCTTTAACTCTGACATCTAATTCTCTGGGCTTTGCAGTTAGAACTGCATCATCAATCAATTTTTCTAACTTAAGACTAGCTTCATCATCTAGCCCTCGAACGTCAGCAACATTAAATATTGGAACGCATTTATAGCTCATAAATTGACCCATTTTTACGTCCCCGTTTTCATCCTTTTCTTTTGTTTCAAAAGTTCTTTGAATTGGTTGTAATATGCGAGCCGAGCGTGAACCCTTTTTAATAGTGCAATTTATGGAACGAGCCTGACCTCCACCGATAAATAGAGGTAAATGCCAATTCCTAATAGAACTCTGTAAACATAAAAGAGCAGGGTTGCTTCCTTTGTAGGTGTGTCCTGATAAGACATTCCTGAAGCCGCCTTTAACAGTCCATTCTTTACGCCATAATTTTGTGTTCCCTGATTCTAATGCCTGAATTAATTCATTCACAATTAATTCTTCAGGTTTCACATAATCTTTTTTGGCTTTTCGGCCATTCATTACTGTCATAATTTTTATAGGATAAATGAAAAAGAAAAGCCTAGAATTAACTAGGCTCTAAAAATACATAAGTGCAATAATCTCCACCTAATAAATCAGGTAAATAGGATATTCCCCATTTGAAATTAATATCTTCTAAAACATTCACACAATTAGTTAACCCTAATTGCTTTAATGTTTCATCAATTAATTTTTCTTCTTGATTTTCAAGACCTGATGAGTCGCCATTCATTAGGTATGATGCCCAATAAATGGGAAGCTCTTGTTTAATTTCTTGCATAATTTTTTTTTTAAAAAAAAAGGGGAATTATTCCCCAATTTTTATAGAAATTTCAGTTGATGGAGTCTCGCCAAACAAAGGACGCATAAAGTTTTTAAATTTTTCGGCCTTATATTCTGCTAAAACTCTCAACTCGTCATGCTCAAGAATGTCATAACCTGATAAAGTCAACTCGTCAAAACACGCTCGGAGCGTGTCTTGATCGGTTGGTTCATATTTTGAAAAATCAATTTTTTTGAAAAACATTTTTAAGCTCCTAATAAATTATCTAGATAAGATTGAGAAACATTTTTAATTTTGCTCTTATCTTTTACCCATGAAAAATATTGTGTGATTTGTTTTTGGGTCGTCCTAGAATGATTTTCTTCTGTCCTGATGCAGTTCCCATTTTTTAAACGGGCTGCAACTGGTGTCTCATAAGAAACAAAAATTTCTTTATCAGAAAATTGAAGGAGCGTTTTTGACGCTCCCAGTTTTTTAATCTTCATTTTTTGAAAGCTCCTGAAATTCTGGGTCGTAAGTGATTTCTACTTTTGGAAATAGATCGAAGGTTTTCCCCCAATCTATCCCAGCAAAATAAATATCAAATTCAGTTTCAGACATTAGAAAAACCTCCTGATGAAAGATTGAAACCAATTTCTTTTTTTAATTACTTTGAAACTTGCAGGGATTGTGATTGCTTCAAATTCCTTTTTGGCAGGTTTTAATACTGTGAACTTTGGAAGTTCTACAGCCTTTACAACCTCTACACGATGGAAATAAGGCTGTCTGGTATTTAATGCCTGACAGACTGCCAACGCTTGCTGTTGTGTTCTACGCTCTGCAACCAAATTCCATCTTGGAGATTTAGTGCTGTAATCAATTCCGTTGAATTGAGTAATTTGATAAGCGAAACTCATAATTTTAAAATTAAGTTTTGGATAAGTGAACAGTAAAAGAAAAGTATTCCTTTTCTCCGTAGGCTGATCTATTACTCAGAGTCCGTGAGCCTCCCAAAATCTCAGAGCTAGAAAGTAACTAAGAGAGCATCATGAGGTTCAGGGCTGCGAGTAGATCAGCCTAGAGAGAAAAGAAAAAAAATTTGTAGCTCTGTTCTCTGTAGGCTTAGACAGTTTCTATGTATCCGCTATCTCATCTTGTGAGTTAGAGTCGGTTGGCACTTGCTTCAGATTTTAGTCGAACCTACTTCAGCAATTCTTTCGGTTGGCTTCCTTTCCTTTTGGGTCGAGATTAGTCTCTAGTGTTGACTAGGATTAGCGAGAGCCGAAAGCTTCCAACTTTCCGTTATATAAATTATATTAGCAGCATAATGGCATCATGTCAACACCCAAACTACACAAATGTTCTATCTTGTATTAAATGTTACACTAGCGTCAGAATGGCTTCAGACAGGCGGAAAATCTTGAGGTGCTATCATGCCTGAACTTTTTTTCGGCTTCTCTGGGAGGCTCTCAGGCCGTTTTGAGGCCATTTGGGGGGCGTGTTGCAAAAATTTTTATTTATATACCATGCCGAGGAACTTAAATATATATCCGTTATCTTCGTTACTAATAAAGATGTACTACTTTGTTTCTACTTTTATAGACAGTTCAGGTGCTTGAATATTGACTGTCTCTACTGACTCTCCAATAACCTTGCCTAATGAATCTAATATTTGTGCTGCTGTTTGTAATTGACCTTTTGAAACTGCCTTGTTGAATAATCTGACTCTCATTGCTTGAAGTCTTGGAAGCATATTTTCTCTATCTTTTTCCCAATCTTCATTATTCCATTGTTTTACTCGACTCCAATCGCTCCAGGCTGAAGTTTCTGCGATGCCTTCAATTTTTGCGTGTTCTAAAACTAGCTGCCTTGTTGTTTTCCCTTCTAGTTGACGAGAATACAATCTTTGACTTCTAGCTTGAATATGCTCTTTTGTATTGCAAGCAAACTTAGAACGTCTTTTTCTTTTTTCTTGTTGTTGTTTATGATCTTCTGGAACGAAACCAGACATAAAAGATTCAGCCACGGACTCAATCAGATAAGGTATTAATTGAATGATAACCTAGAAAATGTAAATTAGGCTATAAAAAGGGGGTAATAGTTGAAAAATTTGTTATTTTTTAGTGTATGCCTGTAAAAACCGCACCAGAAATCAGTTTAAGATATGCCCAAGGTCAAGTTTTCAACTGTGAAAAACGATTTCGTGTTCTTGTAGCTGGCAGAAGATTCGGAAAATCATATCTTTCTTGTATTGAATTGATTCGTGGAGCGATAAATCGACCAGGGGAGACATATTTTTACTGTGCGCCTACATATCGCATGGCAAAAGACATTGCATGGAAAGAATTAAAGAGATTAGTACCAAAAATCTGGATAAAGAGCAAAAACGAAACAGATTTACGGATTGAATTGATTAATGGGTCGACAATCGAGTTAAAAGGAACAGAAAATGCTATGGCATTGAGAGGAAGAAGTCTTTCAGGGGTAGTGTTAGATGAAGCAGCGTTTATGGATCAAGATGTATGGGCGGAAGTCATTAGGCCAGCTTTAGCAGATAAGCAGGGGTGGGCATTGTTTATTAGTACTCCTGATGGAACTGCCAGTTGGTTTTATGATATGTGGTGTTTTTGTGGAGAAACCGAGCGAGATGATTGGGAAAGATGGAGTTTTACCACGATTGAAGGGGGTAATGTCGCTCCAGAAGAAGTTGAAGCAGCTAGAGGTCAATTAGATGGGAGGACATTCAGGCAAGAATTTGAAGCTAGTTTTGAGAATCTCACTGGATTAGTAGCTGTTAGTTTTACTGATGAGAATATTGATAAGGAAGTACAGGATTTACACATGATGCCTTTATTGATTGGTTTAGATTTTAACGTAGATCCGATGGCAGGAATTTGTGCAGTAAAGCATAATGATTGTCTTTATGTGTTTGATGAAATCATGTTGACGGGTGGAGCAACAACTTGGGACTTTGCAGAAGAAGTTACAAGGCGATATGGAGTTGATCGTAGAATTATCACCTGTCCTGATCCCACTGGAAGTGCAAGGAAAACAAGTGGGGTTGGTGTTACAGACCACACAATTCTTAGAAGGTCTGGTTTTACTGTTATGAGTCCGAAAAGTCCGTGGAAAATCAGGGATAAAATTACTGCTGTTAATACTGCTTTATTGGATGCAAATGGAGATCAAAGGACATTTATTCATCCAAGATGTAAAGAATTGATAAAAGCACTTAGAACTTTAACTTATGCACCTAATACTGGCTTACCAAATAAGAATCTGGGAGTTGACCATGCTTTTGACGCATTTGGTTATCTTTGTTTGCAACAATTCAATTTGGCAAAACCAGAGACATTAGGTCAGACTGCATTTAGAATATATTAAGAACTATCTAATTCTTACTATGCCTTATCATTACGGGATGAAGAAGAAAAAGAAAAAGAAGAAGAAAGGAGGTAAAAAACGTAGTGAATGTTCCTGTAAATAAAACTCTTTACGCTAGAGTAAAGGCTGAAGCTAAACGTAAGTTTGCTGTTTATCCTTCTGCCTATGCTAATGCTTGGTTAGTCCGAGAATATAAAAAGCGTGGTGGAACTTATAGAGTGGAGAGAAAAAAAAGTGCCACAAAAAAGAAAAAGTAGTCCTAATCCAAGAGCAAAGGGTGGTTTAACTCGTTGGTTTAAGGAAAATTGGGTAGATGTTAAAACAGGTAAGCCCTGTGGTCGTTCAAAAGATGAAAAACGAGGTTATCCTGCCTGTCGACCTAGTAAACGTGTATCAAGTAAGACACCTAAGACAGTAGGGGAGATGTCAGCAGCAGAAAAAGCTAGGTTTAAAAGAGAAAAAATAGGCAGTAAAAAGATAAGTTATCAACATAGACGAAAAAAGAAGAAAAAATAACTGTGAAAGTTGCAGTTTCAAGGTAATATATTGTTATAAGTAAAATTTTCTTTAAATCATGGCATTTTTTCGTGGCGAAGAAGGCTCTGTTTATTTCGATAACGGAACTGGATCAGTTGGAGCTATAGCTTCTACAACTGCTTGGACTTTAGATACAACAAAAGATACTCTTGAATGTACTGCTCATGGAGATACAGCAAGAAAGTATGTAGGATCTTTAATTTCTGGCTCTGGTACTGTTGATCTTCTTTACACCGCAACATCTGGAGATGATACTGCTGAAATCATTAGCGATGTATTAACAACAGAAGATGCTGGTGATGCTTCTTTTGAGTTATTTCTAGACACATCAGGATCTAAAAAATTAAGTTTTAACGGAATTATTACAGGAACTTCATTTAGTTCTACTGTTGGAGATATTTCTACAGTATCAGTAAGTTTTGTAACAACTGGTGCTATCACTTCTGCTATCTAATGCCTAAATCATCTTATTCGAGTAAACAACGCAAATTAGCTGCTGTTGCTCCACCACGGGATAAGATTACGGCGGCTGATCTTAAAAAACTTAATGCCAAAAAGAAAAAACGTAAAAAGAAGTGAAACTTACCACTCGCCAAAAAAATCTATTAGATAAACATTCTGAACACCATAGCGATAAGCATATGGAGTTTATGAAAAGGCGAATGAGAGCAGGAGACACTTTTACTCAAGCCCATAAAAAGGCACAGGCAAAGGTGGGGAAATGAAAAAACGTAAATCTGTTAGTTTATCTGTAGGTAGAGGGGAGAAATCTAAAAAGGGAGGACTTACTGCAAAAGGTCGTGCGAAATACAATCGTGCTACTGGTAGTAACTTGAAAGCACCTGTTACTAAAAAATCAGGTCTTACTGAGTCAGAAAAGAAAAGAAGAAAGAGTTTTTGTGCTCGAATGGAAGGTATGCCAGGTGCATTAAAAGATAAAAAAGGCAGACCTACAAGAAAAGCGTTAGCTTTAAAAAGATGGAGGTGTTAATCAATGACTTATGCGATTCCTGGAAATATTAGAACCAACATTGTTTCATCTACTTCTGTAGGTGGTATTGATAGTCCTTTTACCAGAACTAGAGCAGTTCTAGATATGATGAAGGGTTGGGAAATAATGAAAGCTGTAACTGAGGGTACTGAATATTTAAGAGAGAATAGTGAAGCGTTTTTACCTCTAGAGCCACGGGAGGATTATGACGCTTATCTTGCAAGAGTTAATAGAGCAGTATTCAGTCCTTTTACACAAAGATTAATAAGGGCAGCTACAGGTTTAGTCTTAAGAAAACCAATAACATTAACAGGAGATCCTTATTGGACCGAAATGTTCAAGATGGATGTTGATGGTTGTAAGTCAGATTTAGATGAATATGCAAGAAGAATATTAATGTGTTCTTTAACTTATGGTCAAAGTCATATCCTTGTAGATTACCCTGCACCATCTGGTGCATTAAGTCTTGCTGAAGAAAGAGCACAAGATCGCAGACCTTATTGGATTGAAATTGATCCTACAAATCTTTATGGTTGGAGATTAGATAGAGAATCTAATTATGGAAATCTTGTACAAGCAAGAATTGGAGAAAAAGCTGTATTACCTGATGGAGATTTTGGAGAAAAAGTATTTAACCAGATAAGAGTAATAGAACCTGGTAAGTATAGAATTTTCCGTAAAAAAGAGCAAATTGAAGAAATGTATGATGTTTCTGATAATAGTGTGACGGGAAATTTTGAAATGGGATCAGCAGATAAAGATTATCAGCAAGTTGAATCTGGTAGTTTTTCTCTTGGAGAAATACCTTTAGTTACTATTTATTCTGGAAAAACAGAGAATCTAGTAAGTAAACCACCTTTATTGGATATTGCTTATTTAAATCTTGCACATTTCCAAAGACAAGCTGATCTGATTCATAGTTTGCACGTTGCATCTCAACCAATGCTTGTAATGGAAGGATATGATGATCAAACAAAAGATTTAGCTATATCTGTTAATTATGCAATGGCAACTCAGCCAGGAAATAAAGTTTATTATGTAGAACCAGCTTCTAGTGCTTTTGATGCACAATCTGCTGAAATTAAGGAGTTACAAATGCAGATGGCTACTCTTGGCATTAGTACATTAAGTCAACAAAAGTTTGTAGCTGAATCTGCTGATGCTAGAAGATTAGATAGAGTTGATACTAATTCTATGCTTGCAATGGTTTCTATGGAATTAGAGCAGAAATTACAGAAAGCATTTAATTTATCTGCTGAATATGTAGGAATAGAACCACCAGAAGTAAAGATTAGTAGAGATTTTGATATTGAAAGATTAATTGGACAGGATATTACAGCCTTAACATCTTTATTCGATCAGCAAGTTATTGATAGGGAAGAGTTTAGAGACATTTTAGTACAGGGAGAAGTGTTACCATCAGCGAATGAAGCCAAATCTGAATAGTTTGGTAAACTAGGAAGCAAGTACATACATTTTTATGGCTGGATCTATTGATAAAGTTCTGCAATCTGACGGAACTTATAAATGGGAAGTGGTAGAACCAAAAGCTGAAGCACAAAAAGCTGCTGAAGTTTCTGCTGCCTCTACACCAAAAGAAACTAAGAAAAAAGTTTCAAAAAAGAAAATTACTAACTTATTATCTGAATAATTAATGGCAATCGAAGAAAAAGTAATTCAGCCTGAGTCTGTGACCAACGCTGAACAGTCTGTGACTGACACTCCTTCACAAACTACTCAACCAACACAACCACAAGCACCTAATTTAGATTCTGTGAAAGCAGAATATGAAGCACAAGTAGCTGCTGCACGAAAAGAAGCTGCTGAAGCACAGGAAAAGTTTAAAGGTATCAAGACAAAACTTGATGAGGTTTACAAACAAAAAGAAGAAAAACGAACCAAAGATTTAGAAGAACAAGGACAATGGAAAACTCTTTGGGAAGAAGCTAATAAAACTAATCAAGAAAAAGAACAAAAGATAATGAATTTATCTCAACAGTTAGAAGATATGAAAACTTCTAATGAAGTAGCTTCTACCAAAACAAAAGCATTAGCAGCTATTAGTAATTTTGGAGCGATAAATGCTGAACAAACTTTGTCATTATTACAAAGTAAGTTACAGAAAAATGCTGAAGGGAAAGTTGTTGTTCTTAACGGTGGAGTTGAACAAGATTTGAATACTTATTTATCAAGTCTTAAAAATCCTGGTAGTGGTTGGGAACATCATTTCAAGCCTAGTAGTGCTGCTGGAATGGGTGCAAAGCCTAGTCCTATAGCAAATGCTTCTGGAGGTCAAGTAAATCCTTGGAAAACAGGCAATATAACTCAACAAATGCTAATATCTGAACAAGACCCACAGCTTGCAGCAGTGCTCAAGCAAGAGGCTCAAACAAAATAGTTAGTTTCTGTGAAACTAATCCCCTTATCTGTGATTAGGGTATCGCAAAAAAACTTTTTAAAGGTAAATCTGAATGGCTGCTCCGTTTCAGAATTACTCTGGCGGTGTCCTATTAGCGGATATCGTTAAGAGAAATAATCTTAGTACTTACGTTTCTGAGGCAATCAAAGAACGTAGTCTATTTATAAAATCTGGTGCTGTTGTGCGTAATGCACTTCTTGACGCAACAGAAGGTGGAACAAGAATACAAGTTCCAGAATTTAACCCAATCTCACCAACTGAGGAAATCTTAGATGGTACAGCAACATGGGGTACAAGTAACAATGGTTATTTGACACCACAAAAGATTGGTACAGCGACACAAATTGCAACTATCTGTCATAGAGGTTTTGCATATGCTGTTGATGATGTAGCTGTATTGGCTGCTGGTGAAGATCCAATGGGTCACATCAGAAACCAAATTGCAGATGCTATCAACAAGCTAAACTCTGCAAGACTATTCAGTATATTGAATGGTTTATTTGCTGGTGGTGCTGGTGCTTTAGGTGCTAACCACCTTGATTTAGGAAAAGCTGCTGCTTCTGGTGCTGATGAAGATAATTTCTTGACAGCTTCTACAGTTGCAAGAGGAAGATCACTTCTTGGAGAAAGAGGCGAGGAGCTAGATACTCTAGTTGTTCATCCATCTGTTGCTTACTACCTATATCAGGTTGGTATGCTTACATTCTCAACAAGCTCATTCACTTCTGGTGGTGCAGTAACTTGGGGTGGCGGCGGTGTTGGTGTTTCTGAAAGAAGCATTGGTCAATTCGCTGGTATGAATGTTGTTATTGACTCACAAGTTAATACATCTGCTCCTGGTGCTTCTGGTCATCAGAAAGAGTTCCGTTGCTACTTAATTAAGTCAGGAACAATTCTTGAAGGTCAACAATCTCCTCTAAGTATTGAGTCAGATAGAAACATCTTATCTAAGCAAGATGTTATGTCTGTTGATTATCATAGTGCTTATCACATCATGGGTACTAAGTGGGGATCTGCTTCTGACAACCCAACAAATGCTCAGTTAATGGATTCTGGTAACTGGTCTGCTACATACGATGTAGATTTAGTTCCTGTTGTTGAGATGATCGTCAACTCTCCACTTGATACTTCTACTATTTCATAAGTAGGATTAAAATGTGGTCATCAAACCTCATCAATTATTGGTGGGGTTTTTTCTTTACGCTACAATAAAACTAAATTACTTTAACAATCGTGGCAGCTACCATAAACGCAACTTTAAAAAGTGAAACAGCTAATAGTTATGTCACTTTGTCTGAAGCTAATGATTACTTCGATACCTCCCCAGACGCTTCGACTTGGACAAACAAAACAGATGATCAGAAAAAAAGAGCATTAATATCAGCTACAAGATGGATTGAGACTTTAGTTTTTTATGGAGACAGATGTGACGAAGATCAGGCATTAAAATTTCCTAGAAATAATTATCAGGTAGATGGTGTTGAATTAGCTTGTTCTAAAATTCCTAATGGTATTAAATATGCACAATATGAATTGGCTAGAGCATTAGCAAATGATACCGATGCTATTACTGGTACTACAGGTAAAGATGGGAATTTTTCTGAAGTACAATTAGGAGATTTGCAAGTTAAATACAATACTGATAGTCAGGGAACAGGATCAATAAATAATATTCTTGATGTTTACCCTTGGTTACAAAGTTATCTTGGAGCGTATATGCTAGGTGGAGCAGGATCTTATCAAATGAGGGTAGTTAGAGGATAATGGCAGGACAACTAGATTCATTATTTAAAAACGCAGCTAAAAGTGTTGTATCTCAATTAGGTGCATCACAAGATTACAGTATCACTTACACAAAAAAGGCATCTCCTTCCTACAACACTTCAACAGGAGCTTTAACCACAACTGATACAAGTTATAGTATTAAAGTTCCAATATCATTTATTAGGTCAGAAGAAGAAACTGGACAGGAAATGAGACAAGCGAGACTGTATATAACACCAGATCAGATAGGAGATAATCAAGCAGATTTAGATGATGAAATTACATTGAGTTTTGCTGGTTCAAATAGAGTTGCACAAATAGTTGATATTGACACTAAACGAGGTGGACAAGTTTATCTATTTAGTATTTTGGTGCGGTTCTAATGACAATAAGACGTTTAAAAGATTTACCTAAAGATTTAGATACAAAAATTAGCGAAGATTTTAATAGTCTTATAAAAGATGTTCATTTTCAATTATCTAATCAACATAAAAAAACACCAATTACCATGCCAGTATGGACAGGTTTTTTTGCGTCTAGCTGGAAAGCATCAAACTCTGCTGTTCATGCTACACACAAGGTAGAGAATTATGAACCTTGGGCATCAATAAAAAGAGAGCGTAGTTTGAATTTTTTTGAAAAAAGAAAACGAAAAGATTTTACGCCACAGACTAAACCTAAAAAGCCTGAAGTTAGCCCAAGATTTCCAGTTGGACAAGGTAAAAGAATATTTAATTACAGAAAATCAGTTTTTATTGGGAATAAAGCTATTTATTCTCAATATGTTTTAGAAAGTGGAGAAATTCAAAAATTTGTTCAGGGCACAGGAGTAGGTCAATTAGGTCGTTTAATAAAAGAAAATATGTCAGATAAAGGTAAGCTATTTATAGGAGGAGGAGTATCAGAGAAATACTCAGGTACTACACAAACAGGATTTGAAGCATGACTTTAGTAAACGCAAGAGCAGCATTTGAAAAAGCAGTTACAGATGCAGTTGCAGCAGCAGATAATACTGTTGAGATGGTATATGATAATGTTCATTTTGTAACTCCTGGAAAAAATAAAAAATATATTTTAATGAGTTTAAATTTTACTCAATCAACTTTGCAGAATCAAGGAGCAGCTTCAGATTATTATGCAGGAGTAATTCAGTGTAATGTGTACGTTCCAAAATCAAAGGGTACTTCTGTTTTATCTTCTATCTCTGAGGCTGTTATTGATGGCTTAACTTCAGTTAATGCTTCTAATTATACAGATACCTTTAGTTGTAAACCTAGAGTATTAGATATTAATGGCCCAACTCCTTTGGAAATAGAGGATAGAAGTCATTTCATTGGAATAATATCTTGCCAATTTTCAGCAAATGCCTAGTATAATAGAATAGCAATCTAATAAATTTATGGAAGCGATTGAACTTCTCAAAAATAAATTTGGTGTAAGCCAAAAATATATGTATGGATTAAAAGATGGAGATGAAGTGGTTTTAGAAATTTACTGGAATCCATTAACTCTTGCAGAAAGAGAATCTATTGTTGCTATGTCTGGAGATAATTCATCTGCTGATGATTTTGCATTAAGTCTTTTAATTACAAAAGCTCTTGATAAAGATGGTAAAAGATTATTCCAAGATGGTCATAAAGCCTCATTAAGAAGAGAAGTAAATGCTTCTATCCTTCAGGAAATACAATTAGCTATGTTAAATTCTGGATCTGAATATAAAATGGAGGAAGCGAAAGCAGATTTAAAAAGCTAATAATAACTGGTATTTTATATTTTTTCTAGCTTCAGAGTTAGGCTTTACTGTTCGAGAATTATGTCAACAGATGACTCAAGAAGAATTAATAGGTTGGTCTGGATATTATGAATTAAAAAGAGAAATAGAAGAAAAAACAATTCAAGAAGCAAAAACTAAATCACGAGCAAGAAAACGCTAAAAGCGGTACACTAAAATAAAGTTTTGATTTTGTTGTGGCTGATTACGGTGTAAATATAAAATTTAATATCGTAGGAGAATCTGGTCTTGATAGGGCAAAAAAGAAAGCAGAGCAATTAGCAAAAAGCGTAGATAGTATTCGTGGTATTGATATAGAAAACCCTAGAAATGTTGGAGGAAAAGGAGGAAAGAAATCTCGTAATCAGATAAAACAATACAGACAAGATATGGATAATCTTGTTAAAAAAATCAACGAAACTGGAGAGGCTTTTGGTAAGACTAATAATGCACAAAATGCAACCGCAGAATCCTTACAAGAATATGTCAATGGAGTAAAGATAGGAACTCAGAGGCATAAAGATGCTACTCAAGCCTTAAAAACACAAACTAAAAACTTAGGTTTAAACAATAGTCAATATCTTCAAAATACTAAAATTCAAAATCAAAATACAAAAGCAACTAGAGAAAACTCAAAAGCTAAACAACAGAACGCTAAATATCAAAGAGGCAACATGGGAAATATTCTTAGCAGTGGAATTATTGGTGGTTCGTTCCCTTTATTATTTGGACAAACAGGCCCAGCAGCCGTTGGTGGTGCTGTTGGTGGTGCAGCAGGTGGTTTGTTTGGTGGTCAATTTGGTTTTGCTTTATCTATTGCTGGTACAGCGATTGGACAGTTTATACAAGAACAAGATAAGTTAGACGCATCATTATTAAAAATTAGCAGATCATTTGAAAATGCTGGAAATTCTGCTGGTTTTACAAGAGAAAGTTTTAATGAATTGAAAAAAACAACAAGAATGACGAAAGATGAAGTTCTTGGTGTTGCTTCAGCATTTGCACGATATGGAGAAGCAGGAGCTTCTGCTTCCTTTATCTTTGGTGATAATCCTAATACTTTTAAAAATTTAGCTGCGATTCGTGACACTAAAACATTAATGGCAGCAATAGTAGATGCACAAAATGGATTAAGCATTTCACAACAAATTCAATTACTTAGAGAAGCAAAACTAACAAGTTTTAAAGATATGCAATTAAAAGTTAGTCGTATGATTACAGAAGAAAATTATAAAAGAGAAATACTAGAAGCAAGACAAATTACAAGATCAGATAGAATATTAGATTTTATGAAGCAATATTATAAGTTTCTTCTTCTTACTTCAGGGTTTAATCCTGCGTCAATTGTTGAAAAATCTTTTAAGGGAATATTCCAAAGAGCTACATTTAACAAAGAATTGCAAGGAATTGAAAATTTAGTTGAAAAAATATTTCCTAACATATTTGATACTGCTGCTGAAAAAGTAGAGGATCGTGTAGAGAAAATTACAAAAGAACTAGAAAAGTTTAGAACTGAGCTACCTCTCCTACAAGAAGCAATGGAAGAATTTAGTCTAGAGATGGAATCCATGAGCTATTCGATTCCTGGTGCGATGGATCAAGCATCAGCAGAACTAAGAAAACTAACGAGTATGAGTTACATGGTTGTAACAGTAGCCGATACTATTGGAAATGCTTTTGAAGAATCATTTAAGGGAATAGTAAAAGGATCAATGACAGCACAAGAAGCATTAAGAAATCTATTTATGCGTACAGCAGATGCGTTTTTGGATATGGCTGCACAGATAATTGCAAAACAAATACAAATGAAAATATTAGGAATAGGTTTAAATCTCTTTATGGATCAAGGTCTTGCTCCATCGAGAGGTGCGACTACTGGAGGAACAGATAGATGGGGTAGGGATTTTGATGATGAAAATTTTGGTATGCTTCCTAAAAGAGCAAATGGTGGAGCAGTTAGAGGTGGTAGTAGTTATTTGGTAGGAGAACGTGGGCCAGAACTATTTAGCCCAGGTGTATCTGGAATGATTACACCAAATCATGCTCTTGGTGGTTCAACAAGTATTGTAGTAAATGTAGATGCTTCTGGTTCTTCCGTTGAAGGTGATGAACAACAGGGTAGAGAACTTGGGCGTATGATTTCAGTTGCTATACAATCAGAATTAATTAAACAGAAAAGACCAGGAGGTATGCTCGCATAATGGCTACGTTTCCTTCAATAAAACCTACATACGGACAACAAAAAAGATCCGCACCAAATACTAGAACTATTAGTTTTGCTGATGGTTATGAACATAGAATATTATTTGGATTAGCTGAACATCAAAATCCTAAAATTTATAATTTTACTTTTAATGTCTCTGAAGTCGAAGCAGACGAAATAGAAACCTTCCTTGATGCCCGTGCCGAAGATTCTGATAGCTTTGATTTTACTGCTCCAGGAGAAGCTACTGCACAAAAATTTGTTTGTCAGGGATGGTCTAAATCTATACCTTATAACAACAGAGCTACCATACAAGCAACATTTAGAGAAGTATTTGAACCATGAGTACTGCTCCTATTATTACTGATCTACAAAAGATTAATCCTTCAGCAATAATTGAATTATTCAGCATTACAACTGATGCTGCATTACATGGATCAGCAGCTACTTATAGATTTCATAATGGAACAAATGCACTAGGTAATGGAGACATTATTTGGGCTGGTAATACCTATATAAAGATGCCAATACAAGCAGAAGGTTTTGCTTTTCAAAAAGGACAGTTACCTAGACCCACATTAACTATTAGTAATGCACTTGGAACTATTACTGCTATTTTGTTAAACGTAAACTCAATCACAACAGGTAACGATTTGACAGGAGCTACAGTAACAAGAATTAGGACTTTAGCTAGATATTTGGATTCTATTAATTTTCCAGGAAATACTAACCCATTAGGAACACCAGATCCTACCGCAGAATTTCCTCAAGAAATATATAAAATTGATAGAAAATCAGCAGAGAATAGAGAGATAGTTCAATTTGAATTAGCAGCAGTATTTGATCTTGCTGGTGTTCGTGCTCCTAAAAGACAATGCACTAGAACTGAGTTTCCTTCTATTGGTACGTTTATAGCATGAGTTGGAAAGAAGCGGCTCTTATTCATGCGAAAGACCAAGATCCCAAAGAGTCTTGTGGTTTATTGTTGAATATTCGAGGAAAAGAAAGATATTATCCTTGTCGTAATTTATCAATGACAGATCATCAATGTTTTATTCTTGATCCAGAAGATTATGTAAAAGGTAGTAATTTGGGAGAAATAACTGGTATTGTCCATAGTCATCCTGTAACACCTCCTGTTGCTAGTCAGGCAGATCAAATTAGTTGTGAACAAAGTAATCTTCCTTGGCATATTGTTAATCCAAAAACAGAAACTTGGGGATATTGTGAGCCTTGTGGATATAAACCACCATTACTAGGTAGGCCATGGGTATGGGGTATTACTGATTGTTGGTCTTTAGTAAAAGATTGGTATAAAGAAGAAAAAGGTATTGAACTTAAAGATTGGGACAGACCTACGACACCAGAAGAGTTTGTTGATAATCCTTTATTTGAAAGTTGTGCATGGAGAACAGGTTTTAGAGAGTTAAGACCAGATGAAAAAACAATGAATGGCGATGCTTTATTAATGTCTATTGGATCTACTGGTTTAAATCATGTAGCTATTTTTTTAGATGGAGATGTTTTACATCATTTAACCGATAGACTATCTTGTAGGGAACCTTATTCTCAATGGTTGTTAAAATGTACAGGAGGGAGGTATCGTTATGTTGCGTAAACTGAAGCTATATGGCGAGCTTGCTGAATTTATAGGCCATAAAGAATTTGAAATACAAGTAGATAGTCTTGCAAAAGCAGCTAGTTTTCTTGTTAATAATTTTCCTCAAATAGAAAAATATATGAATCCTAAATATTATCAAGTAAAAGTTGGTAATTATGCGGTTAATGAAGAAGAAATACACCACCCCATAGGGCAGGAAGATATACATATTGTTCCTGTTATATCTGGTGCTGGTAGAGGTTCTGGAAAGGTTTTATTAGGAGCAGCGTTGATTGCAGGTGCTTTTATGTTTTCTCCTATGACTTTTGGTTCTTTTACGGCAAAAGGTATAGCAGCAGGAGCAACTTCATTTGCAAATGTAGGTTTTTTGGCTAAAGCCTCTTTATATCTTGGAACAAGTTTAGTATTATCAGGTGTAAGTGATATGTTATTCCCTTTACCAAAAGTTCCAGAGTTTAGTTCAGAACAAGATCCTAGAATATCTTTTGGTTTTTCTGGTACGCAAAATACATCAAGAGCAGGTACTCCCGTTCCAATAGTTTATGGAGAAATAGTTACAGGATCAGTTGTTATAAGTGGTGCTGTTGATACTCAGCAGGTACAAGCATGACAGACGCACCAAAAAACATTATTGGTTCTGGTGGCAGAAGAAGTCCTTCACCTCCTCCTCAACCGACAAGAACTCCTGACACTTTACATAGTAGACAGTTTGCTACTTTTCTTGATCTTATTTCTGAGGGAGAGATAGAGGGTTTTGCCTCTGCATCAAAAGAAAGTAGGACTCAAGGAACTACTGCATATAATAATGCTGCATTAAAAGATGTATTTTTAAATGATACTCCTGTTTTAAAATCAACTGCTGACTCTACTAACCCAGCTACAACTGATTTTAATTTTCAAGATGTAACATTTAATCCTAGATTTGGTACATCAGGTCAGACAAAAGTTGAAGGTATTGAAAGCAGTTCCTCTGTAACGGCAGTAGGTACAACCGTGACAACATCTGCTCCAGTTACTAGACAGATAACAAATTCAAATGTTGACGCAGCAAATATAACGATAACTTTTCCGCAATTACAAAAGGCAACAGATAAAGGTGATTTATTAGGTTCTTCTGTTCAATTAAAAATATCTGTTCAATATAATTCTGGTGGTTACACGGATGTCATTACAGATACGATCACAGGTCGAAGTGCTGACGCATATCAGAGAGATTATAGGATAAATCTTACAGGTGCTTTTCCTGTTGACATTAGAGTTAGTAGAGTTACAGCAGATAGTTCAGATTCAAGTCTTATAGATGCTTTTCAATGGACAAGCTACGGAGAAATTATTGATGATTCTAATACTTATGCCAATAGTGCCTATGCTTCTCTCAGGTTGGATTCTATGCAGTTCCAATCAATTCCTACTAGAAAATATCGTATTAGAGGCATAAAAGTAAGGATTCCAGGAGCAGGTGCTAGTGGATCTGGTACTCCGACTGTAGATAGTACTACTGGTCGTATTGTTTATCCTACTGGTTATATTTTCAATGGTGTTATGGGTGCTGCTCAATGGTGTTCATGTCCTGCGATGATATTACTTGATCTTCTTACAGATACTAGATATGGATTTGGTAATCATATAACTGATAGCTCTCTTGATTTGTTTTCGTTTGTAACAGCAAGTAAATTTGCTAATACGTTGGTATCAGATGGTTTTGGAGGACAAGAAGCTAGATTTTCATGTAATGTAAATATTCAATCATCTAGTGAAGCGTTTGATCTAATAAATGAATTAGCAGGTGTTATGAGATGTATGCCAATATGGGCTGCTGGTAGTATTCAACTTGCACAAGATAGTCCTAAAGATGCAAGCTATTTATTTAATTTATCTAACGTAACTTCAGAAGGATTTAGTTACTCAGGAAGTGGATTAAAAACAAGAAATACTGTTATTTCTGTTTCTTACTTCAATATGGATAGTAGGGAAATAGATTATGAGGTTTATGAAGATAGTGCTGCTATAGCCAAGTTTGGTGTGATTATTAAACAGGTAAAAGGATTCGGATGTACAAGTAGAGGTCAGGCTAGAAGGTTAGCAAAAGCTATCTTATTTGCTGAACAGAATGAAAGTGAAATTGTTGCATTTGCAACTTCTATAGATTCTGGTGTTGTTGTTAGACCTGGTGCTGTTATTGAAATAGCTGATCCTGTTCGTTCTGGTGTTAGGAGAGGAGGAAGAATAAGTGCTGCAACAACGACTGAAATAACTGTAGATGATTCTGCTGCAACTGATTTAGCTACAACAAATAACCCAACTTTATCTGTTATTTTACCTGATGGAACGATGGAAACTAAAGGTGTTCAATCCATTGCTGGTGCAGTCATTACAGTTGATAGTGCTTTTTCTCAAGCACCTAATGTAAATGCAGGTTGGCTTTTACAGAATGATACAGTTGAAGCTCAGAAATTTAGAGTAATAACAGTAGAAGAATCTGATGGTATAAATTATGCGATTACTGCTCTATCTTATGTAAATGCTAAGTATGCTTTCATTGAAGATGGTGCAAGTTTACCGACAAGAACTGTATCTATATTAAATCTTCCGAAGAATCCCCCTGCTGCATTACAAGCAGTTGAAAAGATTGTTGAAATAAATAATCAAGCTGTATCTAAGATAATAGTTAGTTGGCAACCTATTGTCGGTGTTACGCAGTATCAATTTAACTATAGATTTAATAATGGAAACTTTATATCTCAAACAACTTCTAGTCCTGATTTTGAAATATTTGATAGTGATATTGGAACGTATGAATTTCAGGTATTTAGTTATAACGCAGCATTGCAAACAAGTGCGACTTCTGCTGATTTAACATTTAATGCTGTTGGTAAGACAGCTTTACCTGCAAATGTTACTGGATTAACAGCAGAACCTATCAGTGAAAAATTAGTGAGATTACGTTGGGATTTATCTACTGATGTTGATGTTATTCATGGTGGTCGTGTTTATGTAAGACACTCCACAAAAACCGATGGAACAGGAACATTTAGTAACTCTGTTGATTTAATTCAAGCATTAGCTGGTAATACAACAACAGCAGAAGTTCCTTATCTAGAAGGGGAATATATTCTAAAATTTAGGGATGACGGAGGTAGGTTTAGTGCTGGAGAAACAAGTGTCATTATTGATTTACCTGATAATCAAGCTCCTTTATTAACACAGACTAGGAGAGAAGATAATGATAGTCCCAAGTTTCAAGGAACAAAAGTTAGTGTTGAATTTGATGCGACAACAAATAGCTTAAATTTAGCTGGAACTGGACTTTTTGATACTATTAGTGATTTTGATGCAGTTGGATCTTTAGATGATTTTGGTGGTATTGCAAGTTCTGGTACTTATGATTTTGGTGGAACTGCTGGTGGGGATACTTTAGATTTAGGTGGTGTGTTTAGTCTTGATCTTAAACGTCACTTCTTAACAGAAGCTTTTTATCCTAGTGATTTAATAGACAGTAGGACAGCAAATATTGATAATTGGACAGACTTTGATGGAGCTACAGCAACAGATGTAAACGCTGAAATGTTAGTCAGGGTTACACAAGATGATCCATCTGGATCTCCTACATATACAGCGTTCCAAACCTTTGCAAATGGTACTTATAAAGGTAGAGGTTTTCAATTTAGAGCTAAGTTAACAAGTAATGATACGGCACAAGATATCAGAGTATCGGAATTAGGCTATACAGCATCTTTACAGCGAAGGACAGAACAAGGTAATGTTACAGCAAGCGGAGCAGGTGCAAAGGCTATTACCTTCACTAATCCGTTCTTTGTTGGTACTTCTTCCTTATTGGGAGCAAATTCTAATTTACCTTCTATTGGAATTAATGCTCAGAATATGGCATCTGGAGATTACTTTGTTGTTTCTGGTGTAAGTGGTACAGGATTTACTGTTCACTTTAAAAACTCCTCAAATGCTTCGATTGATAGAAATTTCACCTATCAGGCTGTCGGATTTGGTAAAGGAGGGTAGAATAAACTCAATGTTACTTTTTTAAATGGCAGAACACGATTTTGTAATTGATAACGGAACAGGAAGTGCAGTTCGTACTGACTTAAATAATGTTCTGCAAGCTATTGCGTCAAATAACAGTAAATCTGGTGCGTTAACAACTAACTATGCGTACCAATGGCACGTTGATACATCTGATGGAAATTTAAAGATAAGAAATGCAGCAAATAATGGATATGTAACTGTTGGCCCTGTTGCTACTACAAACTTTGGATTAGCACCTCTTACTGGTGGAACTTTTACAGGAAAAGTAACTCATAATTATACATCTAGCGTTACAGTTCCTTCTGGTACGACTGCACAGAGAGATGGTAGCCCTGCTGTTGGGATGCTGAGACACAATACCACGCTTAACCAGTTTGAAGGTTATAACAACGGACAATGGGGTGCTATCGGAGGAGGTGCTGGAGCTACAGGAGGAGGAACGGATGAGGTATTTTTTGAATCGGATCAAACTGCAACAACTTCTTACAGTTTAACTGCTAATAAAAACGCACATACTGTTAGTCCTACAATTAACTCAGGAGTCACAATAACTGTGCCTTCTGGTGCAATCCTTGTTATCTTATAGTTATGCCAATAGCAGTCAACGGATCAGGAACAATAACAGGAATCTCAGTAGGAGGTTTGCCTGACGGTTGTGTCGATACAGATACACTAGCAACTAGCGTAACAAGAGGTAAAATTCTTCAAGTCGTTTCAACAACTAAAACTGATACTTTTTCAGAATCAAGTGTAGATGAAGGAGAACATACTGGTGCAGCGATAAGTGTAACAATCACACCTTCTGCTACTTCAAGTAAAATTTTTGTTATGGCTTCTTTAAATATTGGTTTAGATAATGATAATGAAGTAAGTTTTGCTTTTTTCAGAGGCGGAAGTATTCTTACTGGTGCTATTGGTGATGCGGCTGGTAGTAGAACAAGAACAGGTTTTGGTGGAAAGTGTGAATCGACTTCAGCTACAGAAGGAGTTTCTGGTTTTTATTTAGATTCACCAAATACGACAAGTGCTACTACTTATGATTGCAGACTTTCGCATGGAGTTAATGGAGGTGGAAGAACTATGTACCTAAATAGATCACATCTTGATGCTGATAATGATCAAGACTCTAGATTTGCTTCTACTATTACAGTTGTGGAGGTAGCAGCATAATGGCAAATCTAGACCATGAAGCAATAAGAAAAGCATATCCTGACGCTGTTACTGTTGATGATGGTACAGGTGCTTTTGATAAAGATGGCAAGTCTATAACTCTTGTTCAGTCTAAGATTGATACAGCAAGAACTGAATTAAACACAGAGGCAGCTAAAGTCAAATATAAAACCGATAGAACTACTAATGGTTCTACTGTTTACAGTTCTTTTGGAGATCAACTTGATATGTTGTATGCCGACATGAAGGCGGGTAAACTAGATACAACTGGAACGTGGGCTACCCACATCAAAGCGGTTAAAGACGCTAATCCAAAACCTAGTTAATTATGGCAAGTATTAAGCTAAAACATAGCGGTGGAAATGGAGTTATCATAGCTGCACCAACCAGCAACCCTGCATCAGATAAAACGCTTACATTACCTAGTGATGTTGATGGAACGGTTGTCAGTAAAGATTCATCAAACAGTTTGCAAAATATAGCTGGTATAAATGGTGGGCAGTTAGGTAATAGGAATTTAATAATCAACGGAGCTATGCAAGTGGCTCAACGTGGTACGACAGAAACAGGAGTTAATTCTAGTGGATATAAAAATGCACCTGATCGTTGGACTCATCAAATCGCAAGCAGTCAAAGTGCATATACTGTATCGCAGTCAACTGATTCTCCTGATGGTTTTGGTAATTCCTATAAAATAGATGTAACTACTGCTGATACTTCATTACACGCAGATCATGCTCATTTTTTCAGACAAAAAATAGAAGGACAAAATTTACAAGGATTTGCAAAAGGAACATCAGCTGCAAAACAATTTGAACTTTCTTTTTATGTAAAAACTACTAAAACTGGAACCTATGTAGTTGAATTATATGACATTGATAATAGCAGACAAATTTCAAAAACATATACAGTATCAGATACTAACTGGAATCGTTACACCGTGACTTTTCCAGCAGATACAACAGGAGCTTTTGGAAATGATAATGGTGCTAGTTTAGCTGTTCAGTTTTGGTTAAGTGCTGGCAGTAACTATACAAGTGGGACTTTAAATTCTTCTGCTTGGGCATCATCTACACAAGCAAATAGAGTTGTAGGACAAGTTAATTTTGATGATTCAACATCAAATGATTGGTATTTAACAGGAGTTCAATTAGAAGTAGGCAGCGTGGCAACAGATTTTGAGCATAGGTCATTCGGTCAGGAGCTTGCTTTATGTCAGAGGTATTTTTTCAAAATAGATACTAATGTTTATGCCACATCATATGGTACTGGTAATGGTCATGCACTAATACAATTACCGCAATTTGTTGAAATGAGAAATACACCAAGTTTTACTCATTCTAGTGTTTCAAATGGTGGTGATGATGGACAAGCTTTAAATAAAAGAGTTAATTATATGTGGGTTACACAAAGTAGTGGTAATGCACCTGTAATTTCTGAATATACTTTAGATGCGGAGCTTTAAATTATGAACATTACATCAGCAAAATATAAGGTATTTTTAGACAATAAAAATATTAAAGCAACTATTGATGGTGTTGAAACAATCGTCCCAATTAATGAAGGCAACAGGCATTATGCAGCAATTTTAGAATGGGTTTCTGCTGGCAATACTATAGAGGAGGCTGATTAATGTCAACACTTAAAGTCACTAATGTCTCACACGAGACAAGCACCTTAAACACGCTTGTTTTTGACAATGGTGGTGGTTCTGGTAACGGAAGAGTAACCACAAAAGGAACTATCGGAGAAATAACTGCTGTCTCTTACGCTTCTACAATTACATTAGATTTCAGAACTGGTAATAATTTTTCTACAACTCTTACTGGTAATGTCACTATTGCCAACCCTTCTAATATTTCTGCTGGACAGAGTGGCGTTTTATTTATAACTCAAGATGGTACAGGAAGTAGAACCGCAGCATTTGGATCGTATTGGGATTTCAGTGATGG